AGTCTGAAGGATACTGGTATAACAAACATGCTGAAGAGTAATATGGACGTACTGTCTGTCAGAGATCAGGCAAGGCATTCGTCGATATCCATCACCGATATGTACACTCCCACCAATGTAAACAAGGTCAATAAAGCCATTCTCGATTACGAGGATGAGCTTTAGAGTGTCCAAAAACTTTTAAGGGGAGCTATGAATCACTCACCGCTCCCCTTGAAAAAACAAAATTGAAAAATATATATTATGAAAGGAGATCAAAGTATTTCGTAGAAGTAGCCAGTCATCTCCTTGTCTATGCCGTCATCAGTGACGTTCATCTCTATTTTCTGACAGATATACCGCTTATTGTGGAAAATGAAGATTTTCGACGGGTCAGGTATATCGTCGGTGACGAACTTGAAAGTGATGAGGTCGTGTGCATCTACAGGGGTTGCCTTAAAGCGGCTGTTGTTGCCATCCATGCCTAAGTTCCCAAACGTCCGGTTGCCGTTACCGAACGTCCGGCCGGTATTGGCAGGCGTGTATTCGAGGGACAGCGACCCTCTTTCTTTTGACACGACGTAATACGGATAAAACCTATAGTCGGTGTAGAGCACAGGTGCACGGTAATCCGTATCTTCGTTGGTCAGCCGATCACTATAGACTACGGCGGCATGGCTCACCCTGTTGACGACGCAGTTGGCCTGAAACGCCACTGGCATTCGTGTGTCGTCACTGTCCTCTGATGTGGCGCTTTCATTGGATGTCCCTTCCATCGCATCCTGTACGGTGATGTAATAGTTGCCGTCATCATCCACTTCCATATCTTCCACCGAAGCCTCCTTCTCATTGGTAACGGACGGTACGACGATCCAACGGTCACCCATTCTGTCGATCAAAGATTCAAAGAACTTCTTTTGCTTATCATCGCCGTCGAGGTTTCGTCGCTGATACATGGCTGCCGGACAGATATTCAGCTGCTGCGAGCTGTCGCTGTTGATGTCGCGGATGATAGCGTTGAAGTAGCCGCATGCCGTCCGTCGCCATTCCGTCTCCTCGTTCTCCGGGTTGCCGTCTTTAGGAAGCTCTGCCCAGATATAATAGATGTGGCCAACCTTGAATATGGTGGTTCGGCGCTCCCGGTCGGTCATCTTCTCTGCCGCCGTGTTTAGCTCTGCTACTGTAGCATATTCCTTTGTCTTGTACTGTTTGAATACTGATTGCGAGATATACTCGCGCCAGTCGCGGTTGGCGGCACTGTCGAAGTTATACTCTATGTTCGACGTGACGAGGTTGTCCAGTCCGTCGTCATCATGCTCCACAGAGAAGCCATCCTCGCACTCATAAGATACCGTGTCGTTGGTCAGCAGTTCGTTGGTGGCAGAGATGCGCACGGTCTTCGCCACTTCATCGAAGACGAAAGAGGCATTGAAGAACTTGCGCAGCTCATCGATGAACTTATACACCGTCCAGTGTGGCAGAGCGTCCTTTATCTTCCCCGACTTGCAAGCAGAGACGATGACGAGACGGTTCCACGGATCCTTATCGAAGTCATTTTTCACGATGGCATAACCCTCATATTCCATCACCTTCCTGAGAACATAGAAAAGATATGGCTGAAGGGCAAGATTTATCATTAGGCGGAAGTCGCCCTTTAGTTTATGGCCATTCGTTTTCAACGTCGTCTCTTTCATGACTATCACGCGGTTGGCCTGTACGCGGTTGGTCTCATCGTTGACAGGCGCAAGCACCGCTACGCCTTTCTGACCGACAAAATTGGATTTAGTGAGATTGATGGGAAGATAGACAATCTTGTTATCCATCGAGAAAGGTACCGAGTAACCGAACTTCGGCAGAGTGGCCGTGTCAACACCACTGTCGAGGATGACCGTGGGGTACTCGATTTCATCGATGAAGTGCTTCTCGAATTTCGAGTTGTACTTGATACGGCTCTTGCCGCCCACTATCTGTACCTTCACTTTCTCCGGAGTGATGGAAGTGACGGTGCCCTTGCCCGACATAACGAGACGGTTGCCGGCATACAGTCGGCACGTCTCGAAGTCGGCAATAGTCTTTTTCACGTCGATGCGCTGTACATTGCCAAAGATCTTACGGTTGGCCGCGATATCCATCGGGAACGTGATATCGTAGGTATATGAGCCGGAGTCCTTGACATACTGGTTCTCGTACGTTACCTTTATTTTGTCCGAAGACGACGGGTAGGCCATCTTGCCGTTGAGTGTGCATACTATCATCTCTATTTGTTGTTTTGAATGTTATCCCAGTGCTTCTCCTGTTTCTTGAAGTCTTCCATCGATACGTTGGCCGTGATGCCACCGTCAAGGAGAGAGCCGATTTTCTCAAAAGTGTCCCGTGCCTGCTGCAAGGTAGCAGCCAGCTCGCTGTTGTCGGTCTGTACGTTGACGGTGGGAGCCGACACCACTGTAGCTCCGCTGGTGCCCATTGCCCGGGACACATCAGCTGCTGTAAGCCGTCCGACGGTATTGTTGCGCTGTGCCACGTCGATGAGCCGTAGAGCAGGAAGCAGCTGCGGGTTGTTGACGGCGTTGTGGTTGGCCACGAACTCACCCTCGTGCACCACTCCGGCCTCGCGGCGGTAGCTGCTGCCACCTGTGAAGCCTCCCTCGTAGTAGCCAGCCTCCTCGGCTTGGTGTTGCTTCTTTATAGTGGCCACTTGCATTGCGCCGTAGGCCAAAGCCGCAGCTGCGGCGATGGGCGCAAGAATGTGACCCACCATAGGTATGGCAGCCGCCGATTTATAGGCACTGATAGCAGCCTCGGCAGTCTGCACTGTTGCCTGTGCTATCTCTATACGCATGGCCTTCTTGTTGGCCTTGTTTTTCTCTGCGGCTATCTTCTTGTCTCGCTCTTTCTCCAATTTCTGCACCTTCGCCGAATTGTTTCCGGCCTTGCTGATTCTCTGGTCGTATTCCTTTGATATCATGGTCACCTTATAGTCGCAGTTGGCTTGCGTATAGGCGACATCGGCTTGACCGAAGGTCTGTATGGTGTCCCACGCTGCTTTGGCCATGTCTGGAAGATTATCCCAGAGATTTTTCCAAAGCTGTTTCTTTGCGTCAGCCCATTCCTGGTCGTTTATGAGGTCCTTATCTTTTGCCTCCTTGAGCTTGGCATAAGCTCCCAGATAGGTGCCGATGGTTCCTGCTGCGCCTATCATGCCCTGGATTCCGGAGAAACCGTTCGGTGAAACCACGGGATTCTCTGACAGCCCAGCTTTGTCAAAGCCACGTGCAGCAGCGTCGCTCATCTGATTGTCGTCCTGCGCCTGCTTGGAGCGGTCTTCGTTTCGCTTACGGGCATATTCGGTTTCAGTGTCGGCCATCCACTGCTCGTACTCGGCCTTAAGAGCCTCCAACTCAGCTTCCAGTCGCTTGTACTCAGCCGAATCCTTATCGAGGTTCTTCATCTTTTGCTCATAGACTGAGACGATGTAGTCGAGTCCTGCCTTGATGGTGGCTTTCTGTTCTGCCTCCTGCTCATCGAACGACTGCTTACGGAACTGACCTTTGAAACGGTTATAGGACTCCAGCCACTTTTGTTGCCGCTTCTGTCGGTGGTCTTCGTCCTTGGCATCACGTTCGGCCAGAATACGCTCATACTCCTTAGTGCCTTCTTTATATAGGGTCAGCCGCTGCTCGTAGTAGTGCATCTCATTCTTAAAGAGAGCCTCGTCGAGCTGTTCCTGGTTCTGAAAGGCTTCTGCTGTGGGATCGTAAAAGGCAGCCTTGAGCTTGGCGGCCACGGTCTGACGTTCTTGCTCATAACCTTCCTCGGTGTCTTTGCGTATCTCACCCATGGTATCTGCAAGCGTCTTAGCTTGCTCATCACACACCTTGTTGTATTCGTCGCAGCCTTTCTTATATAATGCTTTGAGCTTCTCATAATAGGCTGTTTGAAGTGCCTCTTTGTCTGCCAGATAGGTCTTGTAGGTGATATTGCCCTGCTGATAGCTTTGCTCCTCCAACGCAAGCTCATGGTCAAATTGCTTTTTGAGTTTTGCTGCCGGATCTTCCGTATGGTTAATTACGCGAGTTGTACCGGTTCTTGTATTCCTGCCTGTTCCGCCGCTCCCAGACCCTCCACCGCTGCCATTATCAGACTCACCATCGATGCCGGCTCCGAAGTCACTGTCTTTCAAGGCAGCTAACTGGGCTTTTGTCGATACATTCTTGTTCATGTAATCATGAAGCCATTTGTTCTCTTCCTGCAAGGCCTTGTTGATGTTCTGATGGACTTTCAGTCTGGCTTGATCGTATTTGAGTTGCGACTTGCTTTTGTCGACGTTGGACTGGTTGAGGGTGAGTTCTCCACGGGATGCCATACCGTTGTCCCAAGTGTCGTACCAGTGCGTCTCCGATGCAGCCTTTTTCATTTCCTCTTTCTGGGCCTTGATGATCTTGTTCCGCTTTGCTATACCTTTTTCCCACGCATCTATAGCCCTCGCCTCGTCTATCTGTTTGGCGGCGTTTTCCTCTAACTTCTTGTTGATGGCGCGCGCCAATGCCACTTGGTCGAGCATGGCAATGTAGTCTTTGATTGCTTTGGTGTTGCTCCGATACTTTGCGCCTTCAGTGTTGAGTGTGGCAAAGTAACCGGGTACGATATTCTGCAGCTGCTTGGCAGCGTCCATGCGGTCTTTCATCTTCTTGGTGTTGTCCTCCACAATTTTCGTGAGCTGCTGCACCTTCTCTTTCTGCGTCACGGCACTCTTCGCCGCATCGTTCTGCATACTTGACAAGTCACGGGCTTTCATTGATGCAAGCACCGAGGCCGATGATTGTACCTTTAAGGCTTCCGTGCTTTCTTTCGAGGCTTTTACAAGACCATAGATAGCCACACCAACCACCGACAGCACGGTAGCAAGGGCAGTCCATGGGTTGGTCATGTTGGCTATCTTGGCGGCTCGCATGACGGCGACATAGCCTTTCACCCCATTGGTGATGAGAGCATATAAGGCCTGGAATGGAACGAGGGCCGAACGGAGCAGAAGCAGCGAGGCCGTCTTGGCTTTGGTCAGCGTTAGCTCTGTTTTGTCGAGAGCGACCTTGATGCGTTGCCAGATGATGTTGATTTTAAGTTCGGCGGTCAACAATTTGTCGGCCAGCCGTGCCCCGCCTATGGCGATGGCCACAACTCCTATCACTCTGGCCAGAGAAAGCAGCGAGTCCCGGTTTTTGAGTATCCAGGTGATAGTTTCTATCATTCCGAGTTTCACCTGACCAAAGACACCAGCCATTTGAGCACGTATAGGAGAGAGCTGCTTACCGAGCTCCATCTGGGCATTAACCATTCTTGCGTTGGCCTTGGCAGCACGGTCGGCAGCCGTCTCTGCATAGCCTCCCGTCTTCTCCATTCTCTCCTGGATGATGCTGATAACACCTTGCACAAAGTCGCCAGCCTCGGCGGTCTTCTCCTTAATCTTTTGAGCGGAGAGTCCGAGGTTGTCGAGAATCTTTGGGCTTTGGCGGGTCATACCGTCCACAAGGCTGTTCACCATGTAGTCGAGGCTCTCGCCGGTGTCCTTGGCTTGCTGTTGTGCAAAGGCAAGGAGCTTGCCGAGCTGCTCCACGGGCAGATCAAAGTTGGCGAACTTCACGGCCTGCTGCATCAGTTGCATATCGTTGACGGTGTTGTGGGTCTCCTTGCGGAGGTTCTCTAACAGTCCCGGCTTGTTAATGCGTCGGAAAGCTATCTCTATACCCTCGGCCTGCTTCGCCACTTCCATGGACTCTTGGGCCAGGCTGGTCACCTTGGAGATAACGCCGGAAACACCTTGCTCGAGGCCAAAGAAGTTGGTGATGGCAAAACCAATTTCATTAAACTTATGAAGCCAATCCCACTTATCAGATTTATTAACAGCCTCATTAGCCTGATAAACATTCTGTAGTTCTTTTTTAGCTTTACCAAGTTGTTCTGTGAGGAACTTCCATTCCTGCGAGTTCCTGGCAACGGTTCCGCTGGCCAGTTCCTTGTTGATAGCGCTGATGGTTCGCTTGATTTCCTTGACAGAAGAAGTGCCTAAGTGCTGAAGAACATGGTCGATACTCTGTGCTGTAGTGCGCATCGACCCGAGTTCCTTAGTAGACTGATTGAGGTCCTTTTTCAACGTATTGAACTTACTCCAGTCGCCAGCGTCGGCAGCCTTGGCCATGTCGGAGCGGATGGTGGTAATGCGTTTCTCCAGTTCGTTAATCTTACTCTTCGCCTGTTCGTCATTGAGGAAAATTCGAGTGGTAAAAGTTGAAGTCTTATCTGCCATAAAAAATGCTATTCTTGTGATTATGATGTCACAAAAATAGCATTTATCAATAGATAGGGAAAATACGGATTAAACCATGATTAGATGTCGATTAAGGGTTCTTCTTTATCTGGAACCCAATGTGAGGACTTAGAGCCTTCGTCTCGTTCCCAGTGTCCTTTGGGCTTGCGGGCTAATTTCTCAAGTCTCTTTTCCTCTTTCTTCCTCAAATACTCTTCCCACGCAGCCTTTTTCTGTGCCTCATTCGGATGGTAGTTGCCGAACACGAAGGCTACAAAAAGGACTACGCAAATCAGTAAGAAGAATGCCGCCAATATCTCGAAATAGATAATCAGTCCGTCCATACTCTCATCTTTTATCTCTGCCACAAATATACGAAGAATATTTGGATAACACAAGTTTTTACTACATTAATTGCAGTCAATATTAAGTCTTTTTCCTGATCTTCTCCAGTTCCTCCGCCTCACGTGCTTTTGCGTCGAGTTCGGTGAGCGCACGCCAGCAATTAAGCGACAGCACTTCCTTTTCCTTGGTCGGGTCGCCACCCGTCAAGGCCCGGAGCTGCACATTGTACAGCTCTATGAAGTTGACATGCTCTGGTTCTCCGTCTTCTACGGTGGTTTTCTTGAAGAAATGGGGAAAGGCACCGGCCATCACGTGCTTAATATGGGCATACCAAAGCATTGTGCCAATACGCTCTCCGGGAGTGAGAACGACCTCATCAACCTTTCTGCCGGCATCGTCAACGGCATCACCATGACCGGCTGCCCTGCCTTTCCTGTCATGGTAGAGCCACATGGCCACATTGTCCAACCACTCCATATTCTTATCAGCTATGAAGTTCTGGTAATATTTCTCGGCATAGAGATATTCTTCGAAGCTGACTCCATCCTGCAAAAGGGCATCGGCCGCATGGAGGCCACAGACTGCATCCAACCTACAGTCCATGTCCTCCAATTGGTCGATGAAATCAAACTGGTGTATGAAGCTTTGCATCTCTGATGTCTTGATATAGATGACGCGCTTCTTGCCGTCCACCATCGTCCAGAACTTCCAGCCGAAGCGGGTGTGCCGGATGACGTGAAGACCGCAGAAGTAAATCAGCATGTACGTCTTGATGGCCGTCGATTCCTGCTCGATGGCCATGAGGTCGAAGACGGTAAGCAGCTGCTCCTGGCTCATCTCCCGCCACGACGTGGGAGCGGTGAGGTTGATGGTCACCGTGCGGGTCTTCTTATCCGTTGAAGACGTAGCCTGCGCTGTCCTTGCTGTTCTGGTATGGCTCATAGTGGTTGGCTTTATAGGCGATGCTCTCGCTGTAGAGTTTGAATGTTTCTTTGCCCTCCTCGCTGTCGATGATGCGCATCAGGCGGCGATAGACGGGCTGTTTGAGCGTGGCCACGCCTTTCATCGCCCAGGTGTCGGTAAACCGGATGATGCAGGCGATGACCTCGCGGTAGGGCTCCAGCCTGTTGGGGTCGGCGCGGCGGAAGGCATCGAGGATGTCGTCCATCTGGCGGTCGCCCATCTTCGTGCGCAGCATCTCCTCGGCTTCCTCGATGGTATTCTGGTAGCTGTTCCATTCGATATAGGTGCCGTTGCGGTGGGTCTCGAAGAAGTAGGTGTATTCATCGTAGAGATGATTGATGAAGTGGCGGGCCTGATCCGTAGCTCCCCAGTTCTCGCTCCGCAGCCCGTTGAGTGTCATAGCCAGTGTCTTCCAGTACTGTGTGCGCAGCTGTCCCTCCAGGGCATCTACGCGCTGCTTGCTTGCCGGAGCGAGGTTGTCGTTGCTCACCACGCCGAAACCGGTGGGGGTGAGCACCAGGTCGAGCTGACGAAGCATGCTGAGGAAGGCCGACAGGCACACGAGCTGCTTGAACCAATTAACGAGCGAAGAACCTTCGCCGAGGTCTTCCATGCGCTGCATGCCAGCCACGCCGAGCAGGACATCCTTACTGAAGGAAAGTTGCCGTTCTATGGCTGGCTTCACGCTCTCATATACGCTGTCATTGGCAGCCGCTCCAACGGGCAGGGCCTGTTCGAAATCACTCTTGGTTATTGTTATCTCCATTGTCGTCTGAGTTTGAGTTTCCACTAACTTTCTTGGCATCCTTGTTTTCGTCGAGGGTGGTGAGCATGAGCATCGGCACATCGACGGTACACCGCTCTGACCATCCGTTGTAATGCAGGATGACGTGGTAGGGCTTGGCCATCACATCGTGGTAGGGTTTCTCCAATGCCTGTTTGAGGGTGAAGAGCTCGCGCTTATCAGAGCCTGAGTTGTTCATCTGGCTCTTGCCGGGCGTGGCTCCTACGAGGTTGGGATGCACACCGTAGGCAAAGCAGAGGGCGTTGGCAGCCTCCTGCATGTCGTCACTCCAGTTGCCGCCCTCCTTCTTCGACGGGTCGTTGAGATTGACGATGCGCACCATGCGGTTCTCCTTGCCGTTGGGGTCGATATAGTAGCCGGTGATGAGGGCCTTACCTGCATTCTCCACGCCACACACGAAGTCGACGATGTTCTGCCGCTCCTGCTTCTTGCGCTCCTCACGCTTGACCGGGTCCTCGATGTTCTCGTTGTCGCACACGTTGTCCCAGTATTCCTCGTGTACCTCAATCTGCACACGCGGTGCACTGGTGTTCTTGATCATGAACCGCTTGCCGATGCCTATCAGGCGGTAGATGTCGTACCACGAGTCGCGGAAGATGCTCGAATAATAGGGCACGGGATAGTACTGATAGCCCGGTGTGGCCATGCGTGAGAGGATGGTGAACTTGCGGTCCTTGGTGGGCTTGTTATGGATGAGTCCCGTCGCGGGGTCGGGCTGCTTGCCCATGCGTATCTCAAGGTCGCCGAGTGGGTCCCAGTAGTCAAGCAGGGGAATGGCCTCGATGCGCTTCTCGTTGAAGTGGCCGACGCGGAAGTCGCCGAAGAAGACGTGCTCTATCTTTCCCGACACGGTGGAGGGGGCGTACTCAAAACGGCAGTAGCACGCTTCCTTGTGGCGCACCTGGGCTATCTGCGAGCCGTCACGGGTGAGGATGATGCAGGTCACGGAGAAGTTGTACATCTGCATGTCGGTGCACTGCTCGGCGAAGCACTCCTGCAGGGAGTTCCTGAGGCAGAAGTCGCGGATGTCGGGGGCGTCGACATCTTTCTTCTCCTTCCTGTCGACGAAGCGCAGCCCCTGACCGTAGCAGCAGATGGTGTTGAACTGCTGGCACTGGGCGGTAATCATGTTTTCCAACACGGCCTTGCGCAGCTGATGGGGCAGCATGTCGTCAACACCAAAGGGCACATACTGATAGCCACGCCCGTTGATGGTCAGCGGACGGACGTTCACCGTACCGTCGTCCTCGTCAAACACGTCGCTGCTGTCACCTCCGTACTCCTCGGAGATGGAGTTGAAGGCTCTCGCACTGGCCACGCCCTGGGGGATGATGCGGAAGTGCTGTACGCTGCCGCTTTGGCCGGTCTTCACAAGTTCTAAGTCGTTATTGCTCATAGATATACTTTCATTCCGTTAACTTCATAGATGAATATTTCGGGCAGCAGACGCATCTGGTGGCTCATGGGATTGATGATGCGCATGTAGCCGCCTTTCCAATACTGATGGTGGACGAGCCATCCGCGGTACTCCACCCGGTGGCCGTCGCTGCGGAAGGCTTTGATGTTCACCGTCTGCTTGCGCTGGTAGGCGAGGTCGAGGTATCGCTGCATCTCGCTGAAATGGATGCTTCTCTGCTTCTCTTTCATACCGCAAAGATAACGACGAATAGACTGCAATAAAAATACAGTAGAAAAGAGATGAAAAAAGCCACCGGCACTTACATACCGGTGGCTTCTATTTCATGCAGGATTCAAAAATCAATCGTCTTCGCTGTCTTGATTTTCATCTTTCTGTTTTTTTAAGAGGAAAACACTTGCAAGTCCTACGACGATAGCTGTAATCGTCCCCGCAAGCCAGTCATGCCCCGTATATCCAAGGAAACAAATAACACCCATGCTTACGAGGGCTATTACAAATGCCATAATTTGACCTATCCGACTCTCGCGAATCCTGAAATCTATAATCTTTTTCTCACAGTCAATGCGATGAGCTATCTGATGTTCCGCCATGGTAAGAATACGTTCTGGAGCGTCATGCATGACTTCTTGGTAAGCCTTGAAATCCTCTGGGGCAGGAAGAGGACCGCTAAAGGTCTTTCTCTGTACCATGGCAGAGAAAGCGTGGGCTACAACGGCACGCTGTTCGGGGTCTCTGATATTCTTGAGAACCTCGTCAAAATCCACAGGGGAAGGATGACTTTCGTTGGTTTCTTTTGGCTTTTCCTTTGTTTCTTCTTTCATAACGCTTATAGGGGATATTTTCTCATCGCTTTCCTTAAATCGTAACCTATTGCCCTCCAGTCCTCACGTAAGTCTGACAAGTCGTTGCCGCGCATATATCTTCTGAATGGGTCAGAAGACTTTATGATAGAGATGGATTCTACACCAGTTCTAAAGTTGGGCAGACTGTGCCTCAGACTTGTGGTGAAACAAGTGGTGGCTTTATTCTTGCTTTTCTTCATACGGCTTACTTCTTTTTCCTTATGATTTCGTTGCAAATTTACGAATATTCCATCGTAACTGCAAATTTTAATAGCTAATTTTATGTCAACCACTAATATGTGTATTAAAACAGGAAAAGGGGCACCGGCCTCACGGTCAGTCCCCCCTAAGGATTATGGTTAAAAAAAATGTCTCCTAAACTCGGAAGTCCATGTCGCGCCAAATGGCCCATTTCACCGTATCGTCCTCGACGGTGGTGGTGCCGAACTCGTGCATGAACATGTAGTTGGCGATGACGCGTATGTCCATATAATACATCGGCTGCAGGTCATCGGCAATCTCGTCCGACGACTTCGGGTCGAAGACGAGCTCTGTGCCCGTCACGCCCTTGCCGGGCAGGTTGTCGCGCGTCTTCATGTACTCATCGAGCAGCTTGCACTGCATCTTCTCTTCCTCGGTGCGGTCATTCTCTTTCAGCCAGTCGAGAAACTGTTTCAGGTCCTTGTTCATTGTTGTGCCCTCCTGATCTTCTTTAAGTCTTCCTTCATGTCCGACAGGCTGATCATCCAGTCGGTGAGCGTCTTGCGCTCTTCCTCGCTCTCGCTATCGCCAAGCTCCATGAGAAGACGGTCCTTAACGTCGTCCATTAACTCTATGCGGTTCTGCAGAGTGTCCACGTCGCAGAAGTCGCCAAGCAAGGCAACGGCCTTGCCGTCCAACAGCAGCTTACTCATGCCTCGCCTCCTTCCTTTTCCGGATGTGTCATGTTGAGCTTTATTGCTTCAACATCGATGATTTTAGAGGCTTCCGCAGCAGCTTTGATGAGTCCGTTCAGATGCTGATTGGTGGCCATCGCCGAGATCAGCATCTTCAGCTGGGCAAGTCCGCCTCCTTCCGTGTGTACTTTCATGCCTACGATGTCTGTGCCGAGAACTTCGGCAACCTCTACGTGGAGCAAAGTTCCCTTTTTAAGTTCCGCGTTTATCACCTTTTCCAGGTTCTCTTTCAATTTCTCGTTCATGCCTGGCCTCCTTTCTCGCCATTGTTCAACCGGTACACAATCCAGCCGCTCACGAACATGGCCGTGATGCTCACTATCGGGGCCTGCTCCACGCACACCGCGCCCCCGGCCATGGCCAGGGGAAACACAACGCCGATGCGGATGGCCACACGCCGCGTCACCTCGAACTCGGCGATACGGCTGTAGAACGCGCTCCTGGTGTCGAGCCACTTGTTGATCAATCTGCCCGTCGTTCTCATCCTCTCTCGGAGGCTCACCGGCTGACGGACCTCAGACGCGGTGAAGTTGATTGTTGCTTGCTGCATATTGCATCGTTCTTATACCTTTCCCGGATAGCCGGGCCTTTGTTTTGGCAGAAAAGAAAAGCGGCTGCCGATTCCGCTGGTATAAGAACGATGACTTCACCCGAAGGGCTATATCAAATTCTACGGAATGGCAACCGCCAATATGTTGTCTGCGAGTAGTTACCCGCGTTTTGCCGGGCATAAAAAAAGCCCGACCTTGATGTCCGAGCAATGACCGCTGCTCTCCGGGATGGACTACCATCGTTCTTATACCGATGGCAAAGATAGGGAGAAAAAGCGGAACGGCAAAGGAAAATGGTGGAGAAAATGAGTTTCACCACCATTTTTAACATTTCAGCCCCACAATTCCATCGAGGAGTTGCTTATTGCACATAGGTGAAGCTATTTGTTTTTATTCTTTTCTAAAGAAGAAGCAAGTGACTCGTCTAATTGCTTTGTAATCTTTTCGAACACATTTTTTGAAATGCGGGATGAGATTTCCTCGACTTGTTCTGGGGTCAATAAAGTCCCTTCAATTTGCGATTTAGGACTTAAACTGCTTATCATTATGCCTGCCATAGAAAACCTCCTTACTTAAAATAGTTGTTGAAAAATGGAGCATTCAGCTCTGGTCTGAAATAATGCTTCCTGTTTATCCACACGAATCCGTCGCCTTTCGATATTACGGCAACATCCACAGGGCCACCAACGGTCTCTTCTCCCGGCTGCATTCTCCTTACAAGAGAAGTAAGGGAAATGAAGCTTTCTGCCATATTTGCCATATCCTCTTTGTCCAATGATACAACCGTATTCAATAAAGGAACTGTATAAGTGTCACGCATCTCTCTGTTGATTTGATATGTTATGTCACGGATGACGGAATTTATATCAAGACCTTTGATGGCTGAGGACACAGTAGCAGTCGATGGATCTGCGTCCAGTTTGTTGGTAATGGCTTTAGAAAACGACTTGATGGATTCCTCTATGACGTTATAAATGATGTCTTGAAAAGACGGGTTGATGCCACGGATGATAGTTTGCGTCACATCTACCTGGGCAAAAGGACATATTACCGCACCTGGTCCATGTTCCGAGATGATGGCAATATTATTTTCATCCACGAAATAACGCAAGTGGTTGTCTATACCTAACAATACGTTGATAGGAAACAGTGAAGGGTATATTTCTGACTCCCCATAGCCGACAAACACCAAACCTGTGTCTAAGGAAGTGTTCAGCCTTGCGGACAAATAATAAAAAAAGGACTCACATAATACATCTTGGAAGTCCATTCCATTAAGCTTGGCATAGTCCTCAACTTCTGCGAACGCAATTTTTTTAAAAGCATCATACTCATATCCGTCGAATTCTGGACATTTTAGGGTCTGTTTATTGCTTTCCATGCAAATCTGAAGTTTCTCAACCAATACATCGGAGGTTTGTTCTTCAGGCTTCGTTCCCTTTTCGCGAAAAATCTCATTTCTGCAAATGTTTACAAACGAGTCCAATTGCAATCTCAAAAACGAGCGCTGGGTCTTGTCGTCGCAAAAGAAATGGCGGAAATGAAGAAAACGTATGAAGTCATCAACGTAATCTTTAAGAAAGGGAAACGCCTTTTCTCCAAGTTCTTTCCTGTATTCTTTAATGATGATGTCCCAGGGCACACCCATAAAAGCAGCATTACTATACGTCATAACAGCCACGGGGTGGTATTTCGATAGTGTGAAGATCTTATTCGCACTATTCACCACTTTGTGGGTGTTGCCCATCGTCACCGCACTGTCTGCGGCAATTGCCGCACCGTGCTTGTTTAATACTGCTACGATTGCTGTCATACAATGTTTTCCTTTTATAATACAAATATAGTCTGTTTATCTCAATCAGCCAAGTTCCAACAGGTATTTGGGCTTATCGTCCTGCCTTTGCATCTCGTTCATTATCTCTGTCCAACCCGGCATAGCTAAATCTTTATGTTGTCAACACTACTGTAAGAGTGTACTTCATAATTATCTTTATCATATCGCGATATAGCCTCATAACTTTTCTCAAGGCTTGTATTGTCTTGTTTGCACGATGAAGTGTTGGTCATCGCACACAATTGTTTTATTTCTTTAGAAATGTCCATATCGAAATATTTTAACCTTACTCTTATAATTAAAATGCAAATATAGCATGTTTGTTTTAAAGGTGCAAGACCTAACTGTCATTTTTATCTTATTTTTTGTTTCAAATATGATAAACAAGGTCTACAATGGCAAGGAAATTATCTCCGATTACAACGGCAGAGGTAAACAATCTTTCTGAGATTGCAAAGGGTAAAGTTGGAAAAGCGGAACGGCAAAGGAAAATGGTGGAGAAAATGAGTTTTCACCACCATTTTTAACATTTGGAGGGGTGGTGAAGTTCGTAAAACTCATTTAATCCCTCAGTCCCAAGCTCTTTTTCTTTCGGTCGAGAATCTTTTTCTTAAACATGGCCATCTTTTGCAATATCGTCACGCTGTCATCTTTCCGTGAGATGAATATATTCCTGTCAAAGATAAACTTCAAAATTGTATCTCCACTCACCTGTTCAAATGAAAGATTACCCATGGTGATAATGTCAAGGCCGATGACAAATTCAGCTGCCCCTATGGCATCCGGCAGTATTGCGGCTTCCACGTATGCCATATAATCCCTGTCTCCTGGCAGAGCGAAGCAGAGTGTTGTCATCCGCCTCATGTTTCCATTTGCTGTCGCAGAATGCATTTCACTTGCCTCTTCCAATCCCAGCTCGTTGACAATTCTTTCTGACACGAGCGATTGCGAAGCCCCAGTGTCCCATAGCGCATTGACCACCATTGAACTCTTTGTGAGGTTGTTATACACTCTCAAAGGTGTCACTATGCTCAACGGCTCCTTGCCTATATTATAGATGAACACATTGTCGGGGATATACTTATTTACCATATGCTTTGACCCTTTATTTGTTCCCTTCAAACTTCCTTATCAGGTTGTAGATGGTCTGGTAGGACCTCCACTTGCTGTTGGTGTCATCACCCGTATGGATGAAGTAGTCGTGGTTGAACACGAATTCCATCAGTGTGCCTTCCTTTGTGCGCGTGAGTGAGAAGTCGCCCATGGTAATGATGTCAAGGCCGATGATGAACTCTACGCCAACGGAGATCTTCGGCACGATCCGGGGATGGATATAGGTGTACCACTCATTGTTGCCCGGAAAGGCGATGGCACAGCCCATCTCGCTCGGCATCGTCTGGCCAACGCCGTCCATCAGTCCGGCTGGACGGCGCGACACGCCAAGGCTGTCGGCAAGCCGTTCTGACATCACCGAGAACTGGGCACCGGTGTCCCACATGGCATCGAGCACCATGCCTTTCTCCTGATACTGGTTCTCTATTTTCGCAGGGGTCTTCAGCAGCCCGCAGCCATCAGGGAAGAAAAACTTCAGCCTGTCTTTCTCACTCGTTAAGTCTGTCATACCTTATATTGTTATTATTGATGCTGCAAATATAACCATTCCTTTCTAATTTTCCAACGTTGGGAAGAAATGAATCGAAAAAGCCTCCCACGCATCACGCGCAGGAGGCTCCAAGAGTTCATTTATTTATTTCATCTGCGCATGACGCACAGCTAAAATCTTACAAGGGAAATATCAGACAACGTCTTGCCCAAATCCCGTATGCCTTTCTGTATTTCCTCGATCCTTTTCTCACTCGGTTTCTTACTGCCTGAAATATATTGGCGCATAAGAGAAGGGTTAATACCAATCTGTTTGGCTACCAAGCTTGCATTGAGGGGAAACTTATCGAAGAATGCCCAAATGTCATATTTGAATGCCATTTCCAGCTCGGGCATATCAACACCATCTATGTCAATGTATTCCTGCCGAGCATCAAGCAAGTCTTTGACAGCTGCATCTACGGTAGGACCATATCCGGAAAGACCATGCTTTTCATCAACATCTTTCTCCAGAAAGCAAGAACAATTTCTCACTCCCGGCTGCTTCTCTGCAATAACTGTCACCTTCATATCTTTTCTGTTTTATGTTCTATATAAAAAGAGTTCTCGCAATCATTCCATTCATTACTGAAAGGTTGCCAGCACTTTCGCGCTGGCATCCTTTTAATCAGTACCAAAAAGTTGCATCATGATCTTTTTACGAAGACCTGTACTAACTTCCTGTGCGTCATGTCTCGGTACCATTGCGGTGTGTCCGTTATCCGGATTCAACCACATGTCGTGCCGAGAACCGTGTCTTTGCAGGCGGCATCCCTTTTTAAGGAGTAGCCTTTTAAATTCACTGGTTTTCATACACAATTGAAATGAAATAAAATAAAGAACTCTTTGTCTTAATGACACTGCAAAGGTAGCGAAAAAGTTACATTCCGCCAAATTTTGAAGTAACTTTTTTGCTACCCAATTAAGATTTAACATTTCACCAATGACAAAGGCCGGCAGCCTCACGGATACCAGCCTTCTGAGAATGTTTAATTAATCTTATTGTATGAATTTCACTTTGCTGCAAAAGTAATAGGGGCGGCGAGATTAAAAGTGGCCGCCCCTAAAGCCAAGTACCTCTGAATGTAAGTTGGTGAGCGCTTGAACTTCTGTTGCAAAGGTAAGCAAATTATAGGATATTTCCAACGTTGGCAGGAAAATAGTTACAGATTTCCCAACGACATGGCGGCATTGGTATTACCACCGTTATGTCTGGCCAGTGCTGTGGTATCACCGAACATGGCAGCGAGGGCATCGGAGATCAAACCCTGGTAGGCATCGCCGTAGAACTGAGCCTCGAAGTCGTTCAGGCGATGGATGCTATAGAGGTACTTCTTCATGAACCAGTCGCGCCGCTGGCGGTGCCCCTTACCTTTGTTCCACTTCTTGCCACGCAGGAACTGCAGGCCGTTCTCATCATCCTTGCCGCTGTTGCCTCGACGGTAGCCATTGCCGGTACCAGCGGCCACATAGATGCCATACTCCAAGAAGTGATGCTCTATGGTGGTCGGTGTACCGGGATGAAGCACGCCTGTCAACGACTGATACAAAGCGCCCGTGTCATAGACGGGTGGCGAGAACTTCATCATCTTCTCCTGCCAGATCTTCACCATGAAGTCGGTCCACCGCTGCTCGTACTGCTCGCGGTCCTGCTCCGTGAGGCTACCCCTCAGTCCATTGTCTGCTGTCATAAGTCAGGTCGATTGGTTCGTCGTTCTCCACCATGAAGTAGAGTCCCGTAACGCCAGACATGAGGTATTCCGGGAACTCGTTGCTGTAGATGCGCTCCACCTGCATGTATTCCAGCGCGTCGCCGCAGGTCATCTCCTCGCGGTCGTGGATAAGACGGGAGTGCATCTGCCGGAAGATGGCGCGGCAGAGGTTCAGCTGCTGCTCGCGGTCGGCCATGTCGTCGATGCGGTAGGGGGCGACGATGAAGACGGTATAGACGCTCTTGCGGAAATAGCCCACTCCGTTGGAGTAGGTATTCTGCGAGGTAGTGTCGTCAACGAGGATATACTTGGCTGTCTTACGAAAGTCGCTCATCATGTCCTGCATGCCGCCGAGACCGGAGCACCGCCCCACCTTGAAGCCCTGCTCTGTGGCCAGCCTGTTCTGCCTTGCCATCGTCTCGAAATAGTCGAAGGCATTGAATATCGTTTCCTGAGCCATATCACTCTACCTTGATATACTGGTTGTACCTGATGGTGGCGTGGGGGTTGAAGTTCACAACTTTCACCTTGTAACCTTTCGTTCCCCATCGCCACCAGAGGAACTTATGCTTATATTCCCTATATACGATGGTCGCCACTGAGTCGCTGACCGTATAGACGATCGTCGTGTCGGGCGGTTTCATACTTAGTGTGAAGCGGGCCCAGCGGTCGGCATACTCATAGCGGCTGTTGGCCTTTGCCTCCAGCCTGACGGTGTCGTGGATGGCGGTGCCACTCAGCTGCTGTGCCTCTATCTGCCCGAGCCTTAGCCGTAGCTCCTTGATGAGCTGCTTGTCGGCCAGCTCTGTCTTATAGGTACTCCGCTCCACGGGGATGGCCGCAGAGGTGGCCACAGGGATGGTGTCGCGGATGGTATCGTATTGGATGAGCGGTTCTATCTGTGCATGGGCGAGCTGTATTTTCAGCTCTTCCACCTTCTGCTTGCTCTTTTGCGAATCATTCCATGCAAGGACAACACCAACGATGGCCATGATGAAAGCGAGCAGGGATAATAGTGTGTTCTTATAGTTTTGCATACTCTTCCTCCGCATTAAAGCAAGGGCAGGCCTTCACCCACTCCGCAGGTTCTATTTTCCCGTCATGGTTCAAATCGGGCGATAGGTCGCGGTGACCGCAGATGCGGGCACCGGGAAACTGCTTCTTTAGCTTCCGCAGCAGGTCGGCGAGGGCTCTGCGCTGGGCCGGCGTGCGTGTGTCCTTAGGGGTCTTGCCGTCAGCGGACACGCCGCCTACATACACCACACCGATGGAGTTGGCGTTATGGCCATACACGTGAGCACCAACCTCGGCCACGGGACGGCCTTCATGGACGCTGCCGTCACGATACACCACATAGTGGTAGCCTATCTTCTTCCAGCCACGGGCGCGGTGCATCCTGTCAATGTCGGCCACGGTCACGTCACGCCCCTCGGGCGTGGCGGTGCAATGTACTACAATCAGATTAATGTTTCTCATTGTTATGTTTGTTTAGTTTGTTATCCACATACTGCTTCACGTCGTTCTTCACCTGTCCCATCTTGGTGTTGATGGCGAGCGAGATGCCGAAGATGCTGGCGGCATATACAAGTGCCTGGGCGATGTACCATAGTACGGAGTCCTCAATCTTGTAATGGTTCAGGAAGAAGCATATAAAGGCGAGGACGACGGCGGAGACAATCATCATCACTGCCGTGGAGTACTGTATCTTTTCTTTCGTGTCCGGTGTCATAACTGCTGTTTTTTTTGATTACACGGCAAAGATAAATCAATATTACGCGACAGGAAAATACATGTGTCCCGCCCTTCAGGGCGAGGATCAGCGGCAGGGTTCCGTAGGCCGCTGCTTCGCAGCGGCGAAAGGCCACCCTTCCCTTGAAGAATGCCCCTATGCCGTCCTTGTTATTACCCCGTCCTTCAGCACCCACGTCTGCCCGCTGTTGTTAGTGTTCAGGGCGTTGAGTATCTTGTTTTGCGTGGTCTCTGAGCAGCCAGTTACTTTAATAACAGTACCTACGGAACCAATCTTTATAAAAGAATAAAGTATAAGAACGCTATTAAAGTTTGTACCAGATAAATCAAGTTCCTTGAGTTGTGGTAAATCATAAAAACAACCAGCAAGGCTACTAACTTTACTCCAATCGAATCTATTAGCAATAATTTTCTCTAAATTGTTACAATATCTAAAGCAACTATTAAAATTCATTCCTGTTTCAGAAGGAACTATTTTACAACTATTTAAATTAACATAAATGAGATTTGCACAATATGCAATAAAGTACTTAAATCCTTTAGAAGATGGATTTTCATAAAGAGTTAAGTTACAATCACTAATTTTCTTTATGTCTCCATTTGTATCAAATATAACAGGACCAGAACATAATATTTTATAATCATCATATATAAAGTTTGCCTTAATATAATCCACAAAACGAAATGTTCGTAATAATAAGAACGAAACGTCACTTTCCCTAAAACGAAATGTTCTTTTTCAAGGGTCTTTTTCACTCAAAAACATGTAATAAAACTTGTGTCCATCATGGCTCTATTTGCGAAATGAAGTTACTGCACTCCCCGCCGAAGCTGTGTACCCTTGTCATTCCTCATAGTCCGTGGGGTGACAGCCGGGGTGTTGTAGTTACTTTTTCCGCCACCGCTTCATAATCATCCGATACGTAAGCCACCGCTCCGTCCACAGCCTTGTACTACGACGTCCTTGTTATTACCCCGTCCTTCAGCACCCACGTCTGCCCCCTGTTGTTAGTGTTCAGGGCGTTAAGAATCTTATTCTGCGTCGTCGCCGAGCACCCGATAACCTTGACAACAGTGCCGACAGTGCCAATGTTGGCAAAACAAGTTCTATCAATAGTAATATTGTCAAAGTCTGCTCCTGAAAGATCCAGTTCTGCAAGGGATGGAAGATTCTTGAAAGTAAGTTTTATACTTTCCACCTTACCCCATTCAAGCCCTCCGGCCTTTATGTATTTCAGATTATCGCACCCGTAAAGGAAAGACTGCATTTCTATCTTCTTATCACCATAAATAATACTGGGATTAGTAATATATGTATATAAAAACTTAATTCCATTAACATCAGCTCTTAACAAAGAGTTACAATCGGAAATCTCTCTTTCAATCGATGAAGTGTAAAATCTCACCTTGAAGCTGTCAATAGTAACAATATCATCGTTGCCTTGGAAAAAAGTCGAATAACCGACGTCATAAGCGCAGGTGTCCAAATCGAACCTTTTGTTGGTATCAGTCGTACAAGATAAAAGCACTTCTTCGGATGAACCGCGAGGATAAAAACGGCTTGTATAAATGTCTATCCCCGCCTCTGTCGCCGTCCCGATAATATGCCCCCCGGGGTACCCCTCCCACACGAGTTTCTCCCCAAGGTATATCTTGCTGAGTTTCTTGTCTCCTAAGTAGATACTTCCCACTTTCTTCTCGCCTAAGTATATCATGTCCACCCTCCTTTCTCTATTCTGGAATACAATACAGCGTGCTACTGTCCTTCGCCGCCAGTGCCGCGTAGTCACCCTCCGTCGTCAGCACCACTTTCGGGAGCTTGGTAACCGTAGCATGTAAATCGCTAAGACCCTTTTCAAGGCTTCGGATGGAATCAGTATTGTTTTTGACCCCCGAAGTATTACTCTCGACCTTCGGGGCAAGCTTTGATATAGCATCGCTCAAGGTATCATGCCCGTGATTGTAGGAATCTCTGTCTACATAGTCACCCAACTTCGTATTCAAGTCCGTCTGTGTCACATACTGCCCGTGCGTGTGCGTCGTGATGTCGCCCGTCAGAACAGCCTCCACAGCTGCCTTGGTGACCTCACCAGGATCGCCCTTGTCACCCTTCGGCCCTTGGATGCCCATATTGCCTTGCGGACCTTGCGGCCCTTGTTCACCGGTGTCACCCTTGGGTCCCTGAATACCCTGCGCTCCCGTGTCGCCTTTCTCGCCCTTCTCACCCTTCTCACCCTTCAGATAGTCAAAGGTAAAAGTCGCCCCGTTGATCGTCACCGCAGGTGTTCCGGGCGTGTTGATATGCGCACCTGCCGCGACCTTGATCGACGGAATGCCGCCCGGCTCCCCCTTCGGGCCCTGCGATCCCGTGTCACCTTTCGGTCCCTGAGGCCCCGTGTCACCTTTCGGTCCCTGCGCTCCCGTGTCGCCCTTGACATAGACTTCCGTCTTCGCATAAGCCTTCTTTGCCCGGTCGTATCGGTACACGTAGTTGTCCGGCCCCACATACGTCGGGTTGTCCGCCACCTCGCTGGCACTCTTAGCCGCATTGCTGGCAGCCGTAGCCGCGTTGTTGGCGTTGTCGATCACAGTCCCCACGCCGTTTACCCGCGTCTCCATAGTGCTCACGTCACCGCTGAGCTTGTCAGCCTTCGCCACCGCACTGTCAAGCGATGCCGCCTTACTGTTTGCGTTGTCCGCCGCAGCCTGAGCGTTACCCGCCGCACGGTTCGCCGACTGCACCGCAGCATCCACCTTAGCCGTGGCAGCGTCCACCTTAGCGTTAGCCGCACTGATAGCGTCCGCCGTCGTCGTGGCCACATAGTCGCTCCACGTCTTTGTCGTCACAACCTTATAGGCTGGTGTCCCGCCGCTCGTCACGATGACAGGAAGCGATATACCCGCCGCTGTCTCCTCGGCCGTCGCCGTTTCCAAGTCCCTTATCGGGAAGCCGTAAAGCTCCGATTGGTCAAGTTTCTCTATTGCCATATCTGTCTGTTTTTATTTGTTTATCTCCGTTCTGTCTCCGTCCCTTCCTTCCCGCAGTCTCCGGCCGCTCCGTCCGCCTTTCTCCGCTCCCGTTCGTGCCGGGTTCCGTAGACCGCTGCTGTGCAGCGGCAAAAGCCAGCCTTGGATGTCCTACACCTTGAAGTATCTCATCCATTGGAAGTGTTTCCTTCTCCTCGTATAGTTCATATCCATCTCGTTCTCATAGCATTCTCTCTCAAATGATATGGATCGGTAGGCTTCACGCCAGCAGCGCTTCTTAATAAGACGGAAGAGAAACTCCAACACATAAAGCAGATAGAAGCCTACTATTAAAAGCTCCTTCTCCTGCTCCCAATGAATGCACTCATGGTTAAGGTCTTTCTTGCTCATCGTGCAACCCTTGCGGACAAACACCATATTAAGAATGGTGATAGCCTTGTACCCCTTTGGGGGGATGATAGTGTTTGTAATTACTTTCATGTTATTCTCCAGTAAATAGTCCTTCTATGGCATACCAGGCACCGCCGATACTCTTGAACTTCACAAGGGAGTTCTGTTGTATCATGACTGAGCTGTCTATAAAGTCTGTATAATTTATCCACTTATCTTCGACCGTTGCCACATTTTTATAATCATTCAGGCTCGATGCACCGGCCTTCAATACGTTAGCAACATTTTTCTTCGCGTAGAGATGATCTGAGGTATTTGCACATTTGACAAAGACTTTGTACGCGTCGACAGACAAACGTGTATCCGTAAAAGTCCGTTTGCAGAATATACTAATTTCCAATCCATCGTAATCGGATGCCTTTGGTAATATAAAGAAGTTACTTCTATAATTATAATGATTATTAACAAAGTAAGTCGTTGCAGGTTCATTCTGCGGATCTATAGTGTATGAACTCATAGACTCCGAGAATACGACCTCTTTTGTCTTTCCGTAAAGGAGATTGGCAGTCACCGAACCTTTCACGTGCAGCGTGTTCGTCTGTGTGTCTACATACATCACTGCCTTGCTCGTGTCACCGCTCTGAGCATCCGTGTCGTTCGCGTACCATGCGAAACGGTTCCCCCACGTGTTCACAGACCACGTAGCACTGTCCATCTTGAATCCTACGCTCTTCAGACCCTGCCTGATGCCTGCCTCCAGACTGTCAGCACGCTGGTCAACATAGCTCTCCATGCTCAGCGTCTTCCCGTTCTCGGATCCTAAAGCGTCAGCGTTCCAGTGAACCGCGTGCCCGCATTTCGCCAAGCTCAGCCGCGACACCACCACGTCGCCGTTCCTCGTCAAAAGCACTCTCACTTCCAGCCAGTGGATCTCCTGAGACTCGCCGCTCGCCGCGTTCGTTGCAGTCATGCCGAAGTGAAACGTTCTGCTTGCACGGGAATACCCCGTCTCGTCCGTTCGCCTGAAAAGACCAATGCCGAAGCCGTCGCATATTCGTCTTTGGTTCACATCCGCAGGATGTACCTCTATAAAGGCCGCATCGTCGAGAGTAACTCCGTTCAGATCCTTGATGAATGCCTGTGCAGCGTAGTCACCCTCCCCTCGGAAAGGTATATAGTATATTAGCCCGTCGCCATTGTCATACTTTCCCGTATATCCCGAACGGGTCATCCTGACACCACGGAAGCCATAGTCCTCGTAATCGTCCGTATACCGCGACATGAAGCTCACGTCGCCCTCTGTTCCGCGCGAGCTCGCGCCATCCGTCGTCTCCCATGAACTCACCTCGAAGTTGGGATCCGGAATCAGGTTCCGTGCCTCCACGTCCCCTGACGATGGTGTCCACTTCACAATCTGCTTTTCGCCTGTCCTGTCGCCCATGTCAAGTCTCACCCAGTCTACAGACACTCCACCATATTCCTTCGGATCCGGACCCTCGGAGTTCTGCTCATAGATACCCACCAGCACGTCGATGTCGCTCTCCGGAGTAAAGCTGAAGCTGTCCACTACCGTTCCCGATTTCGTATAGGTATACCTGTGAGACCACTCGGATTCCCAGTCTTCCGTGAACACATACATCGTCATAAAGTGTCCGTCCATCTTCGGCAGTGTGGGATAGTCATCCTTTGCCTCCAGCCACATCCGCGCCGTCACCGTGTATGTGATTCCCTTCTTTAGATGCGTTGTCGTCGGGCTCACATACGCTTGGTAGCGTTTCGCCCGGCTTCCTCTCACGTCGCCGCCAGTGAGCAGGTTCCCCTCCGTGTACAGGCTGCTCACCGTCGTCCTGATACCCTTGGCCGTCGCCTCGATGCTCGTCTTAAGATCCCGTTCAGCGTTTCCCCGGTCCGTCTTCTCCTGATCCACCTGCTCAAGCACGCGCTCATATTTTTCTGCTGTTTCTGTGATCTTCTGCGTGTTATCCTTTATACCCCCCTCTGCGTTTTCCATACGGGACGTCAGATCCGTGTAGTTTCCCTCCATCGTCGAGATCCGCTTGTTAGTGTACTGCGTCCCACCGGTCCCGTCCGTACCGTAGTAGATATAAGCCAGGAAGTCCCGGTTCGCCTCAAACACCCCGTTCGTGTTGAGCTTCATGCGCACCTCGCGACGATCAACCATGTCGCCCTTGTCGTTATAGAGGATAACCCGGACATAAGCCACGTCCGATGCAGAAGTGTCTTGGAACCAAAGGTTGGCGTGCAAGTTAGCGGCACCGACATCGGTGCCGTTACTGCGGCAGCTATATTTAATGCCGTCGTTTGAATAAAATTCCGTAACCACGATCTCGTAACCTTCTGGCATGCTCTTCATGCTTGAGAACACCTTAGGCCCGTCATCGCCTTGCTGGTGCACGATCTGATACCGAAGGTTTACCGTCCCCTTCTTCACGAACACCTTGGCCGCCGCGTCGCTGGGTTCGGTAGGCTGCTGCTGTGCAGCAGCAAAGGCCTCGTATTTCGTCTTGTCTATGCTATAGTCAATCTCCGCCTTCTCCGTCACAGGCACCAGCTGCCACACGCTCGTCGTCTCGCTCTCCACCACCGGCTGGAGCGTCTTCCCGTCGTTACCCTTGAAATACAGGTCACCCTTGAACACGTTCCCAGCCTTCTTGCTCACCCGGAAGTCCAGACGGCTGTCATCCTTCCCAGTCGGTACCGAGTACTGCTCTTCGATACCCGCGTAGGCCTGGTAAACACCATCGGCGCCAGGTGTACCGGCAATGTCCCCGGTCCTCTTCCGGCCGATCCCACTGTAGGAGATAACCGACGGGGCGCTCTGCTCACCGTCCTTGCTCGCGATGATGATAGCGTTGCAGCGGTCAGCGTCCTGCCACGGGTCAGCGCAGCCGAAGCCCACCATGTCGTCACCAGCCACGGGGAACGTGCAGCCGCTCTGCTCCATGCCGTAGCACGTGAACGTATGCTTGCTCACCTCACTCGTCAGCGTGAGCAGCTTCGTCGTGTGCGCAAAGACCCCGTACACGCACTTCGTCGGCTTGCCGCCAATAAGCACGTTGTCCTCCACGCCGTGCATCACGCACACTCCCCAGTAGTATGTGTTCTGAAAGTTATGAGTCACGCGGGTCTTCACGTTGAACTCCTGGCACTGGCCCATCGAGCCCACCACAAGGTCGTCCTCGATAGAGGTCGTGCCGTCGCTCTCGCAGAAATACACCTTGAACGCGTTCGCCTTCGTCTCAAGCTCCTGATTCAGTACGCCCATGCCGTCACCGAGAAGCTCAACTCGCGTCTCCGTGTCGCTCAGCGCCCTGCCTACGAACGCCACCGGCCGCTCCACACCGTCAACCGTCACAGGAAGCGTGAAGAGCGTCAACCCGGAAACAGAAGACACCTCCCCCGTCTCCGTGTCGTAAGCCATCGGGTCCACCCGCAGGATCTTATGCCCCCAGTCAGAGGCAATCTGTTGTGCCCCAACGTACGTCTTCCTGTGGATCTCCAGCTCTGCCGCCTCGAGTTTCTTCCTCACCACGATGTTGTCCACGGCCAGCACCGAGTAGCTCCCCGTCTCATCGCTCACGTTCCTCAGCGTCCAGCCTTTTCCCGTCATCGACGTGTTGCCGTCCGAGTCCGGTGAATGGATGTCATTCGTCACGACCTTCCCGTTAATGGTTGCGTCCCCGCGCACCGTAGCCTCGCCCATGGTGAGCTTGTGCGTCGTCTCATCATCTTTCGTTTTTGAGAGATACAACCCCGCCACGCCGTTGGCGCAGTAGTCAAGCAGCATGATGAATGCCCTGCCGATACGTGAGGCAGTATTGGCGGCGGTGTTGCGCTCATCGCGGATGCCTTCGAAAAATGAAAGCATCTTCTTGAATTTACTTGTAGTGTCGTCAGCCATCTGTATTAGCTCCTATCTGTTATCTCCGACTAATTGAAAGTATAGTCAAACGTATTGTCAAATATCCTGCCCGCACGTGCCGTCTGTATGACGTTGTGATTTTTCTGGGCATACTGCACGGTGAAGGTGATACGTGGCAGCTCGTCGATATTGTTGCCATATTCCACCTTCGGGTCGGAGACAATCATCTCCTTTCCGGGTGTCACCGTACCGCCATAGACGTTCACAATTCGCACATAGTCGGAACGGAACAATTCTCTGCACCAGTCCGCCATGGGAAACGAAAGCGGGCCTGTGTCAGCCTTGAAACTCGTCGTCTCCGTCACCTTGTAGTTAGTGTTCTTACCCTCTATGTATGCGGTGTCGTACTTATATGCCGCAGAGATCGTCTCTTTACCGATACAGTACAGCAGTTCCTCACATCCGAACGAGTTGTTAAATACGAGGATAGGCGCACAGTCTGGGTTGGAGAAGTCAATGTCAAACTGCTGCGAGCGACTGCCAGCCTTGACAACATACGACGTGAGCGTCTTACCCTGGGCTGTGTAGCGTGCTGGGGAGCAGTCGATGGTCGTGTACTTTGTATTACCTCCGATAACGGTGGCTGCGAACGACCCGGTGCTGCCATCCGAATAATATGCGGTGACGGTAGCGGAATCCGTGCCGATATAATGCAGGTATTCGAGACGGCCGAGAGAAGTGACGCGTGCTCCCATCAAAATGGTCAAAAAATGGGTCTCGCACCACTTCTCAGCAGCCATGTCGATGTCTGCTTCGCAATAGACGATGGTACATGACAATGAAGTAGAGCTGAGATTGCTTTCGTTCGCGTCCCGCTCGGTGATATTAACCGTCATCTCTGTCACAAGACGCGCCTTAGCGTACGGACGCACCAGATCTCCAACGTCGCGTATGGAGATACTGCCGCCCACGGGGAACAGTCTCTCAGAGTATACTTCATCCACGTCGAGCCTTAACACGACGACGGCATCCGTTCCGCCGATTTCGAAAATCAGGTCAGGTACGGTGGCGGAGAAATACTTACCAGAAAGTCCTTGTGATACCGTTATACTCATATTGCAAATCTTAATTTTGTCACAAAGATAAGAAGTATCACCAGCTTTGGAAAATACCATGTCTGACACCTGCCGGCAATATGAAAGGGTTAAGTTACGTGTTAAGAATTCAGAGAATCAAAAAAACGCACGTTCCCCTGGCAAAGGGAGAACGCTTCTTTGACCGCTCTGCCCACTAAAACGATGTCAACACCTCGGCAAGTGGGCGTTTTTCGCGCAAAAGGGGTCCCAAGTTACCGTTTTCAGACGGCAATTTGGGTGATTTTGCGCGAATATTCCACTACCCCAAAACGCAAACCGCGCAATATCAACGATTTGGCGGTTTGCGAGCGGCGAAAGCCGCCGAAGCCTGCCTTAGCAGCCCCCACCGCCCTAAGCCGCCTTGGCAATTGCCTCCCTTTGATATAGCGGAATATGTAAAGACCTTTCAACTCTGCAACGTCGGCAATTAACTCTTTTGTCGCTGCAAGAGGTATGGCAATTGCCATCCGCGGTATGCGCCGGACGGATGAGCATCATCGGTTTTAATCTGACAAAGGACGAAATTAATAAACATTTGTTGAAAATATCAGCCCAAATATTTGCATAATCAACAAAAGTTTATTATCTTTGCAGTGTGATTAAAAAAGAAAGGACATAATGAAGAAAAAACGAAAATCAAAGGAACTTAAGGAAAAAGAAGATGACCTGCTGTTCTATTTAGAGTATTGGAAAAAGTTCCCCAATCACTTTCAGAAGATAGCACAAAAGGAAATTGACGAACTTGAAGACAAGATTAAAAACGATTAAGGCGAGCCTCCTGCAAAGGAGGCAAACCTTCTAAACAAATAGAATGAAGATGAAAGAACAAATAAAGCTGCTCGCAGAAAGAAACCGGATGGCCAAGACCAAAGAGGAGCAAGAAGCCGTGGCCAAAGAGATGGAGGCTTTGAAGAACCAGGATCCCCAGGCATTCACAGAGGCTCTTGAAAGTCTTATCCATACAACGGCAAAGGAAGTTGAAGACCTCACCATCGCAGAGAAGATGGGGGAGGTGACCAAAATGATTTCAATGGCTTACATTGCCAAGACTTATTTCGGCAAGTCGCGTTCATGGCTTGCGCACAAGATTAATGGCAATGTCGTAAATGGCAAGGTTGCCACATTCACTGATGAAGAGCGTGGCACGTTCAAGCACGCCCTTGCTGACATGTCGCAGAAATTAGGCTCATTGGGCGTTTCACTTTAGCCCTTTCTTTTAATCACACCAAGCCCCGACACTGAGCCGTGCCGGGGTTTTTTCATTTAGTAGCGAGCCTGTTGCACGCCACGTCAAAGTAATAATCGTCAAGTTCCCATCCGATAAAATGCCTGTCATTACGTATTGCTGCCAAAGCAGTAGTTCCACTTCCCATAAAGCCATCAAGCACTAGCCCCCCCCGTTTCAAAAGATTTGATAATACATTGGTGCCTACCTTTTCTCCACCCTGTCTTATAGGCAATAAGATAAGGCGGGTCTGTCACCACAATATCAACACTTGAATTAGGCAATTGTGCCATACCTTCCAGACAATCGCCTTTATAGATTCTATCTATTTCCATGGCTACTTCGAATATCCATTGGTGGACACACTGCGATACTGCATGACTGGGAACCGCTCTACCCCGATGCACAGCGTGTCAAATGCGTCGGAGCCGTCGGTACGGCTCTCCAGCTTGTCCTCTTCGGTCTCCGCAAGTTTTTCACCGCTCTTATCTTTCTGGCCATTCTTGACACCGGCCGAGGTGATGGAGATGAGCAGATCCGGATTGTTGTCCCTGTTGATGAGCACTAAGTGGTGGGCACGGCCACGGAACATGCGGTTGATAAGGTCATTCTTCAAGATGTGGTTCATCGGCTTACCGATATACTTGGACTTCACGTTCCATCCCTTGCGACGCAGGCCCGTGATGATCATGCGATAGAAGGCCTCGGAGTGCGTACCATAGCTGTTGCCCACGAAGGTGGCATCATAATAGAAGACAACCTGCCGGCGACGGTGATAGCGGTAATAGTCGTTGAAATCATCAAGCAGTTCCGGGATCTTCCGCTCGTACTTCACGAAGAAGGACTTTAGTACACGGAGCTTGCCATCCTTGCCCACCTGGCCACAGACCAGCCAGTTGATGTTCGCGTTGGCATCAAAGGCGATGATGAGCGGCAATTGAGCGTCGAGGTCGCTATCCTGACGGCAGTCGTTGGGGATGGCACCGTCATTGAGCGCTTCGAGATTAAGCACATTCTCATTCGGCGCAGTGTAGAGGTTGACATCCTCCCTCATGCCGCCGTAGAAGCCGTCCGTACTTATCTCAATGCGCTTGCACATGATGGACGTGGCGAAGGTCAGCGGCGGCAGGTCGCGCTTGGCACGGCGGATGAACTCCTCGCCAAGCAGCGCGAGATTCTGGATACTCGTATACTCCTTGTAGAGAAGGCACTTCGATCGCAGGAAGCTTAGCTTTGCCTCGATGCGGTCTATCTTCTTCTGGATGGCATCCGCCTGCGATGGCATCGCCTTCTGCTGGCGCTTGGCCCGCCACTTGGCATAGACCAGTCCCTCGATGGCTTCCACAAGTTCCTTATCCATGTCTTCCTTGTAGGAGAGGAACCAGCTGCCCTTTTTCGTCACCGGCATATCAGAGGTGATGGTCATGCCGTGGTGCAGCGGAAAGTTGTGGAAGTACTGTTCGTTGCCTCGGTTGGCCTGAAATGTCTCATCCTTCAGCTGCTCAAAGTTGATGAACTTCGCCTCGTCGATGATGATGTAGTCGAGCGACATCGAGTTGCTGGTGCCGGCACGGTCCTGACTGATGATGTTACACACCGAGCCGTTATAAAACGAGATGGTATTCTCCCAGTTGGCCGGTGTGAAGATGGGCGATTTCCAGTGCAAGGCCTTCCAAGGGCGTTTGCCGACGACATAGTGGAGGTCGCGCTTGAATCCCCATCGCTCCAAGTGTATGAGCATTGAGGGCAGGATGTTGGTCAGGCACCGCTTGACTGACGGCGAGACGAAGCCGCCCATCGACCCCGGCATGCCCTGGAAATTCGTCATCAGACGGCCCGCCTGTATGGCTCCCTTACCCATACCACGCCCAGCGACAATCACCTCGTCGCGTGTGTTCATGGCAAGGGAGTAGAGCTGCGGGTCGTTGAAATATTCCTTATGAACCTGTTCCGTTTCCATCGTGCTCTTCCTTTATCTCCTCATAGTCTGCATCCTCAATCTTCGTGTCGCCGTATTTCTTCTCCAACTTCCGGATGCGGTCGCGCAGACCGGGAACCTTTTGTATGCCGATGACCGTCGGATCATCGGTCATCTCGAACTGTTGCGGCACAATCTTATCAAACTCCAACTCCGGCTCATCGTCCTTGTCAGTGCGGTTGTTCATGATGCGGTTCTTCTCTATCGAGGCCGCGGCGCGCAGATCGCCTCGCTGCCTGGCCAGCCGAAGATCTTCTTCAAGGTCGCGATTGATTTTCCAACGCATGAACTCCTTGGATGCCTGTTGCAGATTACCCATGAGAATCTGAGTCAGATGCAAGTCGTCGTATGCCTGAGCCCTGCCGACCTTGAACTTCTTCATGTCGTAATCCACAATCTCCTTATCGAACTTCGACGGGAACTGCAGCCAGTAGGCGTAGATGCCACGAAGCCGCTGCAGCCGTTCCCGGACGGAAACGGCCACATTCTGCGCCTGAAGTTCGTTATCGTCGAGGACGACCAGACGCGAGTATTCATCTATGTTGACAGGTAAGCTCATATTTATATCATTGTCACTGAGGAGAGTTGTCTTTCTATCATACTGAGGCATTCTGATACCGAGAACGGCGAGCCGGCACGTGCCGCGTCCCAGATGTCCTCTCGTATCTCCCTTGCTGTGATGGCCACACCGTGGAAGAAGGCCCGCCGCGCAGGATGGCCGAGTGTATTGATATCATCGGTCAGTTCCGTCTCATCAATACCCAAAAGGGCGGAAATCTCTGCCGGAGTCATCATGCGCCTCGCCTCTTCTTCTATCTTTTGAAGCAACTCTTTCGAATAATCCATTGAGGTCAACTGATTTCTTAATGATATTGTCAAGTCCCGTATAGAGATCCAGGAAAGCCTGTTGTGATGTTGTTACCATGGTACACTCCGCACGGTCGCCATAAGTCTGGTTCTGAGAGGAGATGACAGATACCGTCCATCGGTCGTTTTGTACGAGAACAATCTTCGAATGGTTCTGCGCAAGATAGACATTATCGAAGCAGCTGCTCATCAGCTTGGCCAGTTGCATTGTCTTTCTCGAAGCTTTCAGGTCAGCCACAAGTGACGCTTTCCCAATGAGACCTTTCTTCCTCAGATTGAGGAAGCCGGAGCAGAAAGCATCCGACGTAGAGAAAGTGCTGACCCAGACATCAGCACGTCCGGTCTGCGACAGGATCCATCCGAGCAGGCCGAGCGTGTGAAGTCCGTTGCCGAGGAAGTATTGGTTCGACTGGCGTGTGAGCGGCTGCAAGATGTCGTCAATTCTCCTGCCCCTGCTCATTGTCTATATCCTTATCATCGGTGGAATCGGCATTTTCTGACGGTTCAACCGTCTCAGACGGTTTTTCCTCAGGGAAAACGACACCGGCATCGGCAAGCTTCGCTCGTAAATCATCGCCGATGACCTCACCCTTATCGAGTAGCAGCTGCACACGATCCTGCGTGTTCTGCAGGCTGCTACGATAAGCCTCGATAGCCTTTTCTCCAGCATTCTCTACGAGAGAAGCTTTTTTCATGTTGAACAGCTTGTCGTCCTTCAACATCTTACTCAGGTAGCTGCGCGCATTGGTAACGGCCTTGGCCGATTCTGCCGGATCCTCGCCATTTTCTACGGTTTCATCGTTGTTTTCCACGATGAAATCGTCATATCTGGCAAATTCAGACTTGTATTTATACCAAGTCTCTTTGAGCGTATTGAGAGACTCCGCAAGATCACACGGCTCAGTTATGCCGAGACATGTATTATAGAGACTTTTAATTTTCTTCCATCTCTCAGCGTTATGCGGCCATATAGCCTTAATGTTTTCAGGGAGGCTGTCATGATCCGGGCGTTTCCCTCCGTGCATGGGAAGGCCCATTTCACTGTCATCCTTGCTGTCATTTTCTGCCGTCTCCTTGTTTACGGCAGTCTTCAGCTCGCCGAGCAGCTGCCTGGCATCGTTTTGCACATCCTCGAGTGTCTGGCCACGCTGACGGATAGGAACGAATTTCTTCAACTCATAGACGACCGTTGACTCAAAATGCTTAGGATTGGTCATTACCGTTTGAAACAGTTGTCTGTTGCGGTTGAGCTGTAAGAGGAGCGTGGCTCCGCTTATGACTTCCTCGGAAGTCCGGTCCGTCTTCGCCAGAAATTCATTCAGTCTCTTAGTGATGGAGTTGTCTATTGGCATATTGTCATGTTTTTGATGTTATCGAAAAGGGGCGGTCTCACGATCACACGTGAGGACCGCCCCCGTACCTATATATTATATGAGAAGAAATGTTTTATTTTTATCCTGATTCAATCTTCTCCTTAGCTGTTAAGTGTTTTACTTCTCAGCAGCAGCTGTCGCGAGCTTACAAGTCGAGCCGTCGATGTCTCCATCAGCAGTGTGGATCTTACCCGTATAGAACGGAGCCGGATGGAAGTCGGTGGCAGATGCCTCTACCGTTGTCGTGTTAGAGTCTGTTGCCGCAGCTCCCGTGTCCTGTTTCAGCGATAACTCAGGAGAGAAGTCCTCCGAACCGATGATGCGGCATTTACCGTTGCGCTGAGGAACGAGGATGATAAGCTCGTCGTTGTTTGCCTGATCGATGAAGCCGGAAGCCTCTTCCTCTGTACCGGGAATGGCAAAGGTCGTCTTATTGAGGAACGTCTTACATCCGTCCGTACCCTGATTCTCCACTTCAATCTTACCATTATCCTTGACAATACCTATCTTATAAAAGTACTTGTCTGCAGCCAGCGTGAAGTCTCCCGTAGTCTGCACGGCCTCCTTAAGTGTCTTCGGACTGTCAGGAACCGAAGGATATGCAAGAATATCTCGCTTTGACGCGGCGTACACATAATCACGAATGCCAGGCAGCTTTTTCTGACCCGGACATTTCTCCAAATCCTCATATATCGAGGCATTTTTTGTGCATTTAGACATATTGCAATCTTATTTTATCATTAACTAATGAGATGACCGCCGCTAATGGGCGACAGTCATCATGAATATTTAGGCTCCGACCTTCTTCTCAGCCACTGCGAAGACCTCAGGTGACACACTCTCGAACTGAGTGCCGAAGAACATGTTGGCGATGAAGTCCATGTCGTAGTGGTTCGACAGCGACTTTTCCACGACATAGTTCTCGTCTGCTGTCTTCTGGTTATAGAGCAGCAGGATGTTTGTCTTCGGCGTAATCAACATGAAGTCAGCCGGAACACACGACAGCGGGACGAGCTCCACATTCGAAGCGCCTTCCAGCGTACGCTTGTCGTAGCTCTGGTTATACGGCAGTGCTCCGTGGCGAGTCTGATAAGCCTCCGTGTAATAGTGATAGGTCATATCACTGATGAACATCTTGAGGTTGGGCTGACTGCGAAGCTTCGGACTGATCTTAGGACCCCAGTAGAAGTTTTTCAGCGCATCCTCGGCATTTTCCTTGGTGATAGACTCTGTAAGATAGAAGAGGTTTCCAAGCGCCTCGGCAATGTACACCTCCTTGTTCTCGTTGGTACCGGCGATATCGTTGTCGATGATGGTCTTGAAACCATTGAAGAAGGCAGCGGTCTCATCGAAATTCGTGCCGTCATGCTTAGCAGTGAAGGCATTCATATACAGACGCTCGCCGAGCTTCTTCAATATGTACGCGCAAATCTGCACTACGATTGGTACGTTCTTCAAACCTTCGCCTTTGGTGATATCGCTGCCCCAGATAGTCTGGTAGATTGCATTTGGATCGATGCCCTCGATGCAGTTGCCGAAGAAGGTCTCGAGCACGCGCCCAGTGAACTTCACATCAGCGTCATGATGCTTGTCTTTCTTATAATTGCCGATTTCAAACTTACCGCTCATCTCCGTCACCGTCTCGCGGTAACGTATGCCGGTTCGAACGGAACAATGCTTCAGCAAGGCATCCATTGCCAGCATCGGCTGTATAATGAGCTGTTCACGGTATGTCTGATAAGTCTTGGTAAGCAGTTCCGGCGTGAACTTGATGTTGCCTACCTGTACAGTATTACTCTCTGCTCCCATAATTAAATGTCTTTAATAGATTCTGCGATGTCAAAGGCAGTTACCTGCGGATGCTCATCAGCTGGATTGTCATTCGTTTTGTCCTCTGGCGCTGGATTCTTCTGGAGATTCTTGATCTGCTCATCTTTTGTGGCGAGATCGTTTTTCACCTTTGCCAGCTCATTGCGCAGCTGGGCCACCTCATCGAGCGGCTCTGTCTTGACGACTCCTTCGGCCTTCGGTGCCGTTTTCTCTTTCCTATTATCCTCGGCAGGTTCGGTAATAAGCTCATTGAGCTTCTTAGCCTGTTCTGCTGTCAGGACAACCTGCCCCTTATCGTCGGTTGGCAGAGAGTCAACGGCAAGCGCGGCGGTGATAGCCGCAAGTGCTAATGTTGGTTTACTCATTTCTATATGTGTTTCCTCGACGTTAGATTTGTGGAGCAGGTTCTTGATTCCCTGCAACGTCTTCTGCAGGAAGGTCGGAGTTGGATTGCCCTCGCTGTCTGCCACTGCAGCTACTGACTGCTGTTGCTTCGGCAATGGCGGTATGCCTGCCTCCTTGTTGTTCTTATAGTTATTCATGAAAAGGTTGGTGATCTCGACCGTCGCCTTTTCGTCCTTGTCATCTTCGTATATGGAATCCACAAGACCGAAGTCAACGGCTTCCTGAGCCGACATCCAATTACCTTTGTTCATCTGAGCTGCACACTCTTCTTTCGTCTTTCCGGTCTTGTCAGCGTACATCTGTGCCAGTACGTCGTCGAAGGTGGCAAGGTCATCTTTCTGCTTGGTGAGATTCTTGATATAGGCATCAAGATCATCCTTATTCTTCTGCGAGTAGGTGTCAATCATCGTGCTCGTATTATGAATAAGGAAGAAAGAACCTTTGACGATGTCGATGGTCTTGCAGCCCAACATGGCAATGGTAGAAATGGAAGCGTTCATGCCAAAGGCATGGGCGTGGACATTGCCATGGTTTTTGAACGCCTGGTAGAGTTCCAATCCGTCCTTGACATAGCCGCCATAGGAGCTGAAGCCGACATGCACCTCCTTGCCTTTGTTCTGGTTAAGGACATATTGCACATAGTCGAAGGAAGCAGAGTTCCACCAACAGCCTATAGTGCCCGTTATCGTTATCTGATATTCCATTATCTGTTCTTTTTCCGCAAAGTTAATATATAAAAGATGTGAGTAAAAACACTTTGCATTAGCCTATTTGCGGTATAGGCAATGGCGTTGTGATGGTAATTGTGGCCTCAGTCCATGAATTGTCGGTTGGTTTCTCAGGCATAGACTCTGCTGTCGTCAAAATTGGAAACGGTCTTTTATTTGAACCAATGAGCAATTGCCTACCGCCAATGAGAGTCAGTCGGTAAGCATAGTTTTTCCTAAGTCCGAGTTCCTGACAGGTATAGAATTTAATAGTTGCCGTTCTCATTAACACCTTATCATCCACTTTTTCAGCAATTGATAATGTTGGATAAGGTCTGACGGCAATTTCTTCCCATTGAATACCGTCGGGAAGTTTAACGGTGTCGAACGAGGTTCTTTGCATCCCGTTGAGATCCGAGCATGAAGCTCGTTCAACCTTGCGGATAATTTTCAGCGTGTTCATATCTTGTTTATGTTTAGTTTGGCAATCGCACGTTGGCGAACAAATCGGGGGTTATAGTAGACGCGATTTTTTGAAAAAAATCTCAGATTTTCTTGTTCGTTCCCTTCACCCTCTTCCGAAGATCAACACCATGTTCGAGATGAGCGTCGCGCATACGCTGGTAGCGCATCTTCAGCGTATAGTCATAGTCGGTCGATATGCCGTTGTTCTCACACCACGACCTGACGCAGTTGAGCAGCGTGCATCCGCAGCGCGTCATTTCATTCATCTCGTTCCAGAACTGTATCTTGAAGGTGTCCTCGATGATTTCATCCAGGGCACGGCAGGCTGACTTCGACATATAGTTATAGTAAAGCCAGTTCTTCTTTTTGTCATAGGGTATGGCGACGGGCACCGTGTCTTCCTCTGGCTTCTGAGGCAGCCAGTCCTTGGGACGCAGGCCGACGAAGCGGCGGATGCAGGCATTCTCTGCACTGCGCGATGGAAAGGTGACCGGATTGCCATAGTGATGGGTCAGCCATTGCTTGATGAACGGCTTGACCTTTAGGTAGAAGACGAATTTGCTCATATACTCTTTGGTTTTTTTATAAATTTCTCACAAAGGTAGGAAATTAACGGGATATTTTCAAGCATTAGGTTGAAAATAGGACGATATTTCTGCATAATGTAAATATAATATCAAAGAGCGTGGGTCTGCGTCCTCTTCTTCTCTCCTCAATAACTCTGGCTTCCGCTGATTTCGTGAAATAATTTTGTGACAACGTTTCATTTGTGACAACGTTTGTAATCACATGTATATCAATGGCTTTTGTTGTCACAATAGTCTGTTGCAGAATTTTTTGGCCGAAATCAAAAGTGCAACAAAGGCCTCATGCACCCCTCGAAAAGGGCCTTGTCACAAACCCGATTTTTTTTGTGACAGTTTGCAACGCAACTTTGTGACAACTTTGTGACAGCGCAAATCTCTGATTTATAGTCTTTTTCTTCTTTTTCAAACTCTCTGTTACAAAGTCACAAAATTTTGGAAGGAAATTAGAAGGGGGTCGGGGAAACGAGAAACCCCGTTGTGGGATGGGTGGGACAAAATGTAAATAAAACTTACTATGACCTATTGGGAGTTTAGGCAACGAAAAAAGGCGGGCTGCTGAATCACTCAGCAACGCCGCCCTGGCAAGCGATAAGATTAAAAAGCAATTAGAATGGACAATCGTCTCCGAGTTGCCCGTTGGGTTTGTCGAAGAGATCCTTTTGTTTTGACTCCTGCCTTGTTTCCGGCTGTACCTCTTGTATTTCCTCCGGCTTGCTCTTCACATAGATCATGTCCTTAATCTTGCTGGTGCCGTCCGGCCCGGTCACACGCGACTGGATGCGGCCCGACGCGTTCTGCAGTTCCTTTGGATTCAGACTGTCGATCCAGGAGCGCGTGGCGCAGAATGCCTTGAGCTTCTTGTTGAAGCTCTGCATGGTGATGCGGTTGACGTTGGCGAAGCGCCTGTAGTCGTTGAGTACGTTGTCGCGTTCCAGCATTCTGTCGAGGTTGTCACCCTCAGGCGAGAAGTATCCGTCAGCCCAGTCCTCAAAGTTCGCTCCCATGTCAGCCTTGTACTTGCGCTGGATGATGTTCTCCATAGGCGGCTGTGGCTTGTAGCCGGAGTCGGCTATGCTCAGGTAGAAACGGGTGCACTGCAGCCAGAAGTTGATGTCGTTGTTCCATTCCTCCTCGGTGTAGTCGTGCTCGTAGAGTGTCTTATGGAAGTCGTCGCGGATGGAACGGGTCTCCAGATAGTCGTTCTCCTCCGTCCGCTCGTGGTACCAGTCAGAGAAGACCATGTAGAGGGCGCGTGCCTGACTTGACGGGTCGAAGTTGCAAGGCACGTAGTTCGTGGTGAAGGCGAACTTCGGGCTCTCATCAAAGGGTATGGTGAACACGTGGTTGTTTTTAGGGTTGACGGTGAGGTCGGAGGTGATGCTGTCGTAGAACTGTCCGAGATCCATGTAGCGATCGCAGTCGTCGACGAGCACCATGTCAGTGAACTGCGTCACCTGCTCCAGTACGTGCGGGTCGTCCATGAGGTTGCGCTTGCGACCGGAGAGGGAGACCGTCTTGCGCATTTTCTGAATGGTCTTGAAGAAGAAGCTCTTGCCCGACCGGCCGTTGCACTGGCCGTCCTCGCCAATCTTGTTGTCCATGGCCTGCGGGGCCCAGGCACGTGTCACGCTCTTGTAGCGGTGGAGCATGTAGCCCATCACGAATATCTTGTTGATGAGGTTCTGCTTCTGCTCGTTGATTTCTTCCGGAGTCAGCCCCTCGCCCTGGATGTCGAAGGGATGCTGCGCCAGATATGCCTTGGCATCCTCCGGCCGGTCCTCGAAGTTATACTCCGTTTCCTTGCGCCAGAAGAGACGGCTTGTGTTGATCAGGTAACCGAAGAAATGACTCTTTACGCTGTGGATATCTATGTCGAGATGCTCATGGCCGTCCTCGGCCTGTACCTTCTTTATCTCGAACATTGGGTCGAGCTTCTTAAAGCGGTGGTCAATGACATTCTCCTTCCATACGTAGTTGTTGATGCCGCCCTGCCCGTGCTCGTAAGTTTTTATGCCGTCGTCGCCGAGAGCAGGCTTGTGAACATCGACGGTGGCGTTTGCAAAGAAGAAGAGCTGGCTCTGTGAGGTGAAGTCAAGCGTCACCTCACTGAGGCTTTCCAGGGCGGCCCCAGACAGACGGGGCGAGTTGAGCACCAGGTTAAGGATGTCGCGGCCCTTATGATGGTCGAGCACCCACTTGATGACGAACTGCCTTATCTCGCCAACCTTGATTTTTTTCACCACATCGCCGTCGATGTAGATGTATTCCGGATTGTCGCTGTTGTCGTCCTTCAGTGCATGGAAGCCATTCAAAGAAAGGAAATTGTACAGACATGCGGTGTCTATCTCATATTTTTTCTTTCCGTCCTTGGTGAGCCATTCGACCCAGAACCTTGCGGGCAGGGCGTTGGCCATGAGGTTCTTGAAGTCCTTTTTCTCGGAGCGCAGCGCCATCCAGTCGCGCAGGTCCTTGCGACCATGCCCGCGGTTGTCCTTGTAACTGGCCAGCCAGTCGGGAAGCCAAACCGTATGAATGTCGATGTATGTCAGTGCCAGCTCCGTACCTTTGCGCCGGCCTGTCTCATCGATATCGGGGATGTTGTACAATACCTCTACGTATTTCATAATCTCGCGGTACTCCTCTGCCGACAGGCTGTAGGTCTCTGAGTTGAACCAAAGCGGATGGTAGCCCATCGACTGGCAGCAGAGCGAGTCGCGCTCGCCGGAGCAGATGAACGCCTCCGGTAGTTTCTTTTCCTTGTAGGGCTTGTCATCGTCGTGGGTGCGCTGCCATTCCTTTTCCTCCTCGGAGTTCATCTTGTGGTAGGCGGCCTTCAGCTCAGACAGGCCGTTGATGTATCGTTGTGGTTTCTTGCCCGCAGGAGTGTATGAGAAACGGAAGCCTTTCTCGACGTTCAGCGGCTCATACACCTTATAGAACTTATCCTCCTTCTCCTCACCATTAGCCTCGTGTATCAGGCACTCACGCATGAAGATGGGATAGTGTGGCGTAGAGTATTTCACCGTCACGCGCCGGTTCTTGACGTTGGCAATCCATTTCACCGAATGCCAGTGCAGCGCATCGACATCGGCCTGTTTTACCTTCGGACCGAGGACTTGAAGTTCATCCGCCGTGAATTTCTCGTTCAACTCAAAGGGACGGCTGCCGTCCGGCTCGTCCTGCCTGGCATCACGCTGGCGGATGTCAGGCTTGTTGACGGTACGGTTCAGCTCGTCCTTCACGCCGTATTTGGCGGCAAGCTGCAGCAGCGCCTCGTTGAACTGGCTCTGTCGCATGCCCTTGTAGTGCATATAAACACTGATGCCGTTCTCGCCCTTGCCGTCGCCGCCAAAGTCTGTCACTTGCCAGATCTTGCCGTAGCTCTTCGAGTCGTACTCACGAAGCGAGGCCGACGGCGTGCGCTCATCACGTATAGCGAAGTGCTTCTTCGTGTTCACGCATCCCTTGGCCTGCGGATAGCAGTCAAGGATAATGTCGAGTCCCCCGTGGGTGGCATTCAGTATGTCTTCAGCTTTTATCATAATCTTATCGTTTAACGCTGCAAATATAGTAAGCCGCTGCGCTGGCGGCAAATACTTAATCCCTTATCGGGTCAAGGTCGCGTTGGGGCATTCGCACCAACGCATACTTGTTTACGGCAATAGGCACATTCTGGCCATATCCATTAATGCCCCATGTCACATCGTAATCATCACCTTTACCCCATAGGGCATACGCCTCCGTCTCCCAACACCGTCCGTTGCCATCGAACACAACGATGTTGCCTATATGTTGGCCGTCTTCCTCCAACTCTGCACACTCGTTGTTCTTGATGGCGCAGATAAAAACATCCACCTCCCTGCCTTTGGAGAGTCTTACTTCCAACTTTTCCAGACCGAGACGGTCGATTTGTGCTTCCATTTCCTTGATTGTCATATCCTATATGGTTTTTAATGTTTTTTATTCAGCCTCGCAAAGCTTCGTGCTCGCATATTGAACATACTTCTTCACTTTCTCGCACCACCTGCCATTGATACAGTTACGCCCATGAGAGCAGCTGCGGCATTCATCGTTCATAGCATGTAGCCTCCCAACCGCATGACTCTGATGATTTCTCGGCAGTTCTTTACGCCGAGCTTGTCTCGCACACGTAGCAGCTGCGTCTTTACGGTGCTGCGGTTCTTGTGCAGCTGTTGAGATATATAGTCAAGCGTGCAGCCGTTTAAGTAGAGCTTCACCACTTCCTGCTCTCCTTTGGAGAGATGGACCAGGCTCTTTGGTTTGCAGATAACATGTTCGTCCTTACAGATGCCACGCAAGGGACAGCGCACTTCCTCAAAGTTGAGGATGTCATGCTCGATGTCATTAGTGAGCAGATCGTGCTCGCCAAAATTGCAGCGAACAAATCGGTCAACCATCTGGGTGGCATGCTCCTTATAGAGCGTGACCAGCCTTGCATAGCATTCCGGGAACCTGTTGCGGATGATGGTTATCAGCGGTTCGACAACCTCTGAGAACTTGGTGAGCCGCTTCGGATCATGCCCATCTTTCTTGTAATAGACCTGTCCTTCAGGACTGGTGTAGAACTCTACTTCTTCCAT